TCATCGATATTATTAAGGTATTTTTGGGTATTGTTTACTTCTTGTTTTTTAGATTTCGTATCATTTGTTTTACTGAAGAATGAAAACAACACCTTCGTCTTGCTGTCATCACCGTCTGCCAAATCCTTTTTTTTCTCATAATAATCAAATACATATTTGGAATTATCCAGTAAATAATTTTTACGCTCCTTTTCATAGTGGTTAATTTGTTTTGTATGTTGTCTAATTTTATCTTTTAATTCTAATGTTTCATCAATTGATAAATTTTTTGTTTTTAATTTAGTCTTATATTTTTTTCGTTCCTCCTTTAATTTAGGTATTATTGTCTTCTCATTTTTTTTAAACTCTATCATCTTTTCCTGATGTTTACTATCAACGGTGACATTAGATTTTTTTGATACCAATATTTTTTTCTTGGCTTTTGGTTTAAAGGCAGGCATTATAGTATATTAATTTCTTTTATTTAATTATATATTTTGTTAATGTTCCAAATAAAGTTATAATTAAATATTACTTTTCTCTCCAACATTTAATGGATATTGACAAAGATATCAATAATACTATGCAAATTGATGCTATTAAATTACACAAGATGGCATTTCTTTATAATGCTTTAGAAGAAGGTTGGCGGATAAAGAAAAAAAAGGATATGTATATTTTTACAAAAAATCATGAAGGAAAAAAAGAAGTTTTTTTAGACAATTATTTAAAAACATTTTTAGAAAATAATTTCGATATAAACAAAATAATAAATCAAATGTAATCACCAAAATTAAACGAAAAATAATGTTAAATCTAACATTATTTTTTCTGCGTCTTACCATAACATAAATTTAATTAAAATTAAAAATGAAAATTTTTTTTTCTTTAGCAATAGTATAACAAATGGGAGGAGGATTAATGCAGCTCGTTGCCTATGGCGCACAAGACGTTTATCTTACAGGTAATCCACAGATTACTTTCTGGAAAGTAACTTACCGCAGACACACCAACTTTGCTATGGAATCAATTGAACAAACATTTAACGGACAAGCCGATTTCGGCCGCAGAGTCCAGTGCACTATCTCCAGAAATGGTGATCTTGCATACCGCACCTACCTTCAGGTCACTCTCCCAGAGATTGGTCAAGAAGGATGCTGTGGAGCACCACCTGGACAATGCGAGAAAACTTACGCTCGTTGGTTAGACTACCCTGGTGAGCAACTTATCTCAATGGTTGAAGTTGAGATTGGAGGACAACGCATCGACAGACAATATGGTGACTGGATGCATATCTGGAACCAGCTTACCCTTACCGCTGAGCAAGAGCGTGGATACAACAAGATGGTTGGACAAACCACCCAACTTACTTACTTGATCGATCCATCTTTTGCTGATGTTGATAGTGCCTGTGCCTCAGCTACTGTCCCAGCCGCAGTATGTGCCCCTCGTAATGCACTTCCTGAAACTACACTTTACATCCCACTTCAATTTTGGTTTTGCCGTAACCCCGGACTTGCATTACCATTGATCGCACTTCAGTACCACGAAGTTAAGATTAATCTTGAGCTTCGCCCATCAGATGAGGTTCTTTTCGCTGTATCCAACCTAACTGGAGTCAATGGCGGTGCTACGTCCGGTAACCTACCACTAACTGCCGTAGCCGTTGGTACATCTGTCAAAGATGGAGCCGCATACCAAAAATCTTTAGTTGCTGCGTCCCTCTATGTTGACTACGTTTTCCTTGATACTGATGAGCGTAGACGCATGGCACAAAACCCACACGAATATTTGATTGAGCAACTTCAATTCACCGGCGATGAATCCGTTGGATCTTCATCCAATAAGGTTAAACTCAATTTCAATCACCCTTGTAAAGAGATTATCTTCGTTGTTCAGCCAGACAAAAATGTTGACTACTGTCAGTCATTCCTTTCAGATCGCGATTTGAATGCCGCTCTTGGTGCACAGCCATTTAACTACACTGATGCTTTAGATGCTCTTATTCCATCCTTTGGTGCCTTTTCCGGATATGACCAAGTAACCGGTGCTCACGGCGGTGGTGGACAAAACCAAGGATTTATTACATCCCGTGGTCTCTTTCAAGACCCAGGTGCCGATGGAGCAGCATTAGGATCCCAATGGGGTGATATTTTAGGTGTTGATGGTACTGTCTGCTCTGTTCCCGCACTCAATGTTCCATTCCCTGTTTCCCAAATTGGAGACTCTAATGTTTCAGATGCAGGTGCATTCGTTCTTGCCGAGACCGCGCTTAACATGCATTGTTGGGGACAAAATCCAGTTGTTACTGCCAAACTTCAACTTAACGGACAAGATCGCTTCTCTGAGCGTGAAGGAACTTACTTTGATTTAGTGCAGCCATACCAGCACCACACTAGAAACCCAGACACTGGAATTAATGTTTACTCATTTGCACTTCGCCCAGAAGAGCACCAGCCATCTGGAACTTGCAATTTCTCTCGTATTGACAACGCTACTCTTCAGCTTGTTCTTTCCACCAATGCCATTGGAGGAGACGATACTGCTAAAGTCCGTGTGTACGCTACCAACTACAATGTCCTTCGTGTCATGAGTGGTATGGGTGGTCTTGCATACTCCAATTAAGCGTAATCAGCTTATCACTATAAAATTATAATCATTTTCACTAGAAAATAATTATAATTTAATTATATAATAGATGTCTAGCACAAAAGAAAAAAAAAGCGACTCTACAGAAACGGTAACTGTTCCAGTCTCAATAAGAACCTCGCGTTTTGCGCCAACATGGCTTGCACATATGCAGCCACTGCTCCAAACCAATACTCCTTCAGCGGCGGCGCTGCGGGAAGAACGCGCCAAAGCGAACATTAACCAAGGTGAAACAAAAGACACCACCGTGCGAAAACCAGTGATTCAATCTGATGGAGAAACCAAGGAGGTTGCGCCACACACCCCTCCCCAAAAAATACAGAGCAGAGAAAAAATGTCACCATATGATGCTCCCGGGACAATACCACATCCGAGCGAGGGTAGGAGGGGTTGGGATAAATATTGGGATCGAACCGGAATGGGGGAACAACACCCCAATATTTCTTTCCAGCCGTTCCATATTAACATTAGTAAAGTAAAACCTGGGCAACAACTACGCATACCCTTATACAGCGTGGATACTTTACGCGGTCGGCGGGAAGGACCCAAACCATATGTTGTCAGAACCGCTGTTGGTCCTGGACACCCTGATTTTACAGTATATCCTGGTGGAGAAAAAATCATGCGAACAATGTTACCTACTCAGATATTGTCTGGTGATCGAAAAAAATGGCAAGCAAAGATAAATCAACATTCAATAAAAGTTGATAATCTAATACCCGGCCAAAAGTACCTAATTGTAATGAATCAACAAGCATCAAAGGGATTTGAAGGGGATTTAGGTGGTCCGTATGAACACGAACATAAGAAATTGTTGGATCAGTTACAAGAATGCAACTCGATGGCAGTAGGAAAATTTCAGGGAAGGTCAACATGGGACAAGTTTGTAAAAAGAGTGAATGTGGTCGGTGCGTCGGCGCCTGCTGATCTCCGTGTTGTTAGCCCTTCTCGTGCTGGAAAATCACATCAGGAATATATAGATAACACTGCACACAAAATAATTCCAAATATAGAGGCAAAAATACGCACAGAAACATCGAAAGGATATAAAAAAGATGTTAAGAAAATATTACAATTAAACAAAGAATTAGACGAAATAAAGGGACAACTTGCAGAAGCAAAAAAAATAAAACCATGGACGCATTATAAAATCCAAGAAAAAAAAATATTAGAAGGATTGGAAAATATTAGGTTGAAGCGTGCCCTATCTCACATTACTCCCCCGCACTCGCATCTCGCGAGTTTTCCACTGGGTACTATTCCAAGTCCACACCCGGATAATATTGCTCCTGATACATTAGTTGCTAGATTTTCTTGTATACAAGACATAATAGAGCCGGACCTTCCTTGGGGGCATCAGAGACAAATTAGTGAGATGGTGAATATGATGAAGCCGGATTATGCGTATTTTCCAGCCAATGGTGTCCGACAAACAAATGGTCATACAGAATGGTTATTTAAGTTTTATCCTTTGAAAGACGAAATCAGGAATATCAAAGATAGAAAAGCAGCGGCATTGGAGTTTCTGCGTACTGGAGAAGGAGAAGGAACACCATCAACTACTGAATGTGGTGATATTCCATTAATGATCAAAAAAAATCTTAGTGGGAAAGGAATGGAGGGTTTGAAAAGAGAGAGTGTATGTATGCACCCGCACCAGATTGCTAAATTGATAACATCATATCTTGGAGGTCGCAAAAAAACTCGCAGAAAATCACATAAGAAAGCGCACAAGAAAAAGCGTAAGAAAACTCGCAGAAGATCACACAAGAAAAAGCGCACAACTCGTAAGAAAAAAATCAAAAGAAAATAATCACCTGTATATTATACATCAAAGACACCATTAATTAAAATATTTTAATATAATATATGGAATTAGAACAAATTGTTATGGTAGTATTAATATTAATTATCGTTTACATGCTATTACAAATGTCACAACAAAAACCACAATCTGACCGCGTTGTTTACTTACAATCTCCATACATAGGTATGGGTTTTGGGCAAGGACCAATGTGGCGCGGACCAAGACCAGGTAGGAGACGTGGGCGGCGCAGATTTTGGTTTTAATTTCTAATCAAATATTATAATGAAAACTGAAAATATTCTCATTATATTGGCTTTATTTGTAGTAATTTTTTTGTTATTTAGTAATTTCTCTGCAACAACTCCAACCACACCCATTGTATTTCAAACTCCCTCATTTTTATCTCCTAATATTGGCGGAGGACCACGCCCTTGTCCTTTCCCTTTTGGATGTGGAGGTAAAGGAAGACCAGGAAGAGGAGGTTGGTTTCCAATGCCCATTCCTGGCGGTCGTGGTGGTCATGGCGGAGGTGGTCGTGGTGGTCGTGGTGGTCATGGTGGTCATGGCGGAGGTGGTCGTGGTGGTCATGGCGGAGGTGGTCGTGGTGGTCGTGGTGGTCATGGTGGTCATGGTGGACATGGCGGAGGAGGTCAAGGCGGTCAAGGTGGAGGCGGTCAAGGTGGAGGAGGTCAAGGCGGTCAAGGTGGAGGAGGTCAAGGCGGTCAAGGTGGAGGCGGTCAAGGTGGAGGAGATCAAGGCGGTCAAGGTGGAGGAGGTCAAGGTGGAGGTGCAATACCAGTAAAGGATACTGACTTAGTTCCACAATCCAAAGGTGGAGGTGATGGTGGTGGATACCCCAAAGATCCATATCCGTCAGCGTAAATAAATCTTACATATATATATTAGATGACACGCATTGTAATACTTACAGATGAACAAATAGTAGAAGGAATAATAGGAATGTTATCACTAACTATCACAGCTTATATACTTAACCACACTATTTCAGCACCTAGGTCTGTAATATTAGGGATGGCATTTATTGTTTCATGGTATTTTAGAAGAGTATGTGTTAACATATATAGTTATATGAAAAAAAATCACGATATTTCAATTTCACCAATTACTTATAATATAAAAGATTTTTGATAGGATTAGAAATAGCATTAACATTACGGATGGTATGCATATTAAGGCTATCGCCTTCATACTTACTACATAAGTTGATTGAAAATTGACTTAAATAAAATAATATTATATTGTATATAATATGCAAATCTTCGTAAAAACTCTGACAGGCAAAACGATTACATTAGATGTTGAACCATCTGATACTATTGAAAATGTGAAAGCAAAAATTCAGGATAAAGAAGGTATTCCTCCTGATCAGCAAAGACTTATCTTTGCAGGGAAACAGCTAGAAGATGGTCGTACTTTAACCGATTATAATATTCAAAAAGAAGCTACTCTTCATTTAGTACTCCGACTACGAGGTGGATGTTAAATATTATTACAATAAAATTATATAGAATGTAATTAAATAATTCTATATAATTATGTGGAAAACAATCATTGGGAAATTTGGTGAAAAAGTGGTATATGGCTTTGGATTTGGATTAGGAATGGGATTGTCATTTAAAATTCTTTCTGTTAAAAATATAAATAAAAAAGAAAAATAAATTTTATAACTCAAGATATTTCAAATACTTATACAAACAACCGATTCATATTATTTACCTCAACTTTATTTGTGCTAGGCATAAATAATGTATCAATAAATTCCTTAAATCTTAGTCGAATACTATATTCTTTTTTCGTATCCATTCTACCTATTCGTCCCAAAGCTTGAATTAATTTTTCTTGTGT